CGTATATACGATCTGGTGAAACCCCCAGCCTGGGTAGCTACCTTATAGCCATTAGACAACCGGGTATCAGGTTGCACATTAATTAATCTACTATGAAAAATAAAATGAAAATCTTTCAATTTACAATTCAAGTAGTTAGATGAATGTGCCTTAATCTTACGATTAAGCCTTCATTACCTATACATCATTTCGTAGCACTTTGTGATAAGTTAGATCTTATAATGAGATCTAGAGGACTTATTAGTACTATAAAGTACGTTAAGTCAGTTAGATCAAATCTCATGAATTACTTGTCAGGTAATCCATTGAGAGATCCCTTATCTAAGTGTACAAAAGATGGTATCCCTGTAGTCCTAGGTGACCTAATACCGTTGATACGTAGTGGACATAACCGATTACTCGCTTTTGTCCTTACTGTATTAACTAGTACGAGGTCACTGAAGATCAAAACTGAACCTAACACTGAGACGATTACACAACCCTGAACAGGGGAGGTAACTAATCTCTTAATGTGAAGGAGACAGTTTTGAAAGGATTTAGGATACTCTCCTGCCATATCTACTCCTAGAAGCTTAAAAGCCAATACCAAATTATTCAGACTAAGTAACGGACCAAATGGTCACGCACTTAATACTGCATTAATTGATCTTGGAAATTTACCTAAAGAATTAGTTAAATCTTTAGGGGTTTTGGGTGGTGATCGATTTAAATTTAATATCGAAGCCATGCAAATACCGGCTTTAAGAGATGGTTTTCTCTCTAGGTACATGACTGTTAAGTCTGAGAAGAGAAATTCTATTCGTAGAATTGCTTCTTTCCCTGATAAAGAAGGGAAAATGAGGGTTATAGGTATATTAGACTATTATAGTCAAATTGCCTTAAAACCTCTTCATTTATACTTGAAGCGTGTTCTAGAGAGAATCCCTCAGGATTGTACCCTTGACCAGTCCAAGTTTACCTCATTAATACTAGGTAAAGGAATCTACTATAGTGTTGACTTGTCAGCAGCTACAGATAGATTTCCAATACAAGTTATAATGGGTGTCCTTGGAGCTCAGTTACCAACATCTTATGTCGATGCTTGGAAGGATGTGATGGTAGGTTATCCATTTGATTATTCTGCTCGTAAATTAATTTACAACACAGGTAATCCTATGGGTGCCTACTCTTCATTCAATTCCTTTGCATTGGCACATCATTATATTATATACTATGTATGTAAGTCATTAGGGAAGTCTTGAAAAACACTTCCTTATGCTTTACTAGGAGATGATATAGTGATAGCTGACAAAGATGTAGGTGAGAGATATATGGAGGTAATAAAATCACTTGGTTTAGAAGTATCATCTCTTAAAACTCATAAGTCAAAAGACTTATTTGAGTTTGCTAAAAGAGTATACTACAAAGACCAAGAGATTACACCCTTCCCTATTTCTGCTCTAAAAGAATGTGGTAAATCATTTGGAATGATGACCACATTACTAATAGAAACAGAGAAGAAAGGATGGGTATTCCCCGATGTCTCGTCAAGTGTTGGACATTATTTTGGAGTAGTCAAAAACTTACCAAGCTCAATTCAAAAGAAGAGAGCTGAACAAGCTTGACTATTTGAAGGTGTACTGAGAACAGTACAGGGACTTCAACCTGCTAACATATTTCTTAACGAATATGCTAGGAGACTGAACCTCCCACTCCCAGCACTAAGTGATGATGTTTGTAAAAATATCTTTGCGAATTGTGCTGTGGAGGCCTTCTCAACCTCTAACATAGTATCATATTTCCATTTTAAATTTAAGGATATGCCACTTACAAAAGTGGCTTCTGAAATTCAAATGGAATATATAAAATGATCTAGAGGTCTCCCTTACCATGTCCAATTTCCATCCTATTATCTTAACTCTTTCAATATATTAGATATGCCATTAATACAGGCTGCATTAGCAGTATCTGAATTATATGGTAATCTAGAAAGAGAGATAACTAGGGTGGACAGTACAGGAGGTGACTGAACTTACTATATGCGTAATTTCTGTCTCCCTAAAACTGATAAATCAATTTTACAGAGAACAGATTACGTAATGGCAAGAACAGTAAACTCTTTTGTTACACTCTTAGAAGAAAGGTTATATACATTGGTTATGTATCCCTCTCTACTTGATATGTAAAGGTACTGCCTTAAGCTTAACAACTTAAGGACCCGAAGTTGAAACAGAGAGTATAATAACTATCTCTTCTATAGAGAATAAGATGAGATATACACTCTGGGGGTGACTTCGGGCATTCTCTGTCAGTAGCAGTATATCCTATATATGGACAACCATGCTGAC